AAGTCGTTCGTTCCAGGGCATAAAGGCCGCACCTTTTTTACGAACCAGCCACTCATCACTATTGAGGCCAACAATCAACATGTGACCTAGAGTTTTTGCAGCTTTGAAATAGGCAATATGCCCCGAATGTAGGGGATCAAAACCCCCAGTTACTAATACGATTTTCATACTGTTATTTACAGTGACCAAACACTAGACTGAAATATCTTCCATGCCAGCAGTTCTGAGTTTTACAATGTGTCCCATTTGCCACTGCTTGGTTTCCAGGCCCTTCATGATGCCCAGCCAACGATTGCGCAGAAATGCCACTTCGTTGATAATGGTTTCGTAGTCAATGACTTCGTCCTCACCATCCACATACTTTTCGGCGTCTCTGCTGGTCAGCGCTCTGGGATAATTTTCTAGGTATTTCTGAAAATGTTTCCTACGTATCTTGCGCAGCTGGATATTGAGATAGTTTAACACTGCCTCAATTTCCTGCAACTGATAAAATCGCTGTTCAGTTGTGCCTGGTAGCTCTTTGAGATTGCGCTCTACTATTCCAGCAATAACACAATCTCGTTTGGCCGAAATCATTTCTGATTCGTAATGAGTTATAAAGTCAGGTATGAGTGATAAGTCTGCAACTACCCGATTATACCACATTTAATTTTCCCACTTGTCGTCTTCGGATTCGTCAGTGTCTTCGTCTTCGTCCTCATCTTCATAACTTTTATCGTTGTCAAGATAGGCTGTGAGCGCACGTTTGATATCACTGTCGCCCTTGAAGGCATCTTTGATATCATCCACAGTGCAGTCATTGTCGATGAGAATGCTTAATACAGTTTCTGCTGCTTCAGCTCGGTCCACAGTGTTAACATAACGTTTGAGTTCTCCCCAAATTTCGCTGGCTACTGATTCGATCATTGGTTTTCCTCCTGTTCAATGTCAGGTGTACTTACCTCGCTCTTTTGATTGGCAAAGTCTTTCATAACAACATCCAGACAACCATCAGTGTTGGCTTCCCAGGCCTTGCGGAACTTCTTGATAATTTCACCGTCGCTGGTGGTAAACACCAAGCTGTTGCCTTCTCGTTTGAGCAGACCTTTTTTCTCAATGAGATCAGTAAGGCCTGAATACGGACTCATGCCTGTTGTGTAAGGAATCTTGACCTGCACACCTTCAAACGGCTTGGCATATCGTGTTTTCATGATCTTGCAAGCAGCACGAATACCGTTTACTTCGCTCACTTTGTTGCCTTCTTCGTCTTCTTTGAGCTTGAGCTTTTTCATAGCAACCACGATAGAACTTGCGTAAATGAAACCTTGTCCTCCGGAGATCTTGTCATCGGGATCAAACATGTCTTGACTAGCGTAGGTGTGGTTGGTACAAACCATGCCAACGTTGTAGCTTCCAAACATGTTCACACAGTTTCGAACCAAGCTGGTAAGTGCTTTGGGTTTACGACCCAGATCACCCTTCATTTCACCTGCTTCAAACTGATTCACATCAGTGGGTGTCAACAACATGCCCAAGCTGTCAATCACAAACATTACCTTGGGTCGTTCACCATCAGGCAAGGCCTTGTAGTCACTCATGAATGTAGCAATGGTCTTGGCCACGTCGTCAATCATGGCCATGCTTAGTTTGAGCAATTTGCTTTCTGAGGTGTCCACACCCAAGGCCTGCAACCAAGCTTCGTCCAGCGCATTCTCACTGTCGACTAACACCACAAAGATACCTTGTTCTTGTGCGTTCTTCACAATGTTTCCTGAACAAATGTAGCTTTTGCCTGCGCCCGAGTCTCCAGCAAACACAGTGACCTTGCCCAGTGGAATACCACGGTTGAAGTCACCTGAGATCAGATAGTTCAAGGCATAGTTGCCTGTGCCAACCCAGTCAGTTGGATCGTTGAATCCAATGCTAAGACCGTCGATGCTCTTGGTGATTTCCTTGCGGAACTTTGAAATGTCAAATGGTTTGCCCATGATTGTTCTTTCTTAATTTAAAATAATTTTAGCGTTGTTATTGTTTTTGGAATTCCTAAACAATATCTTTCTGTAATCGTGCAATTGGTCGTACAAATCTGGAATATTCCCAATCTGTATTTCTGTTGCCACTGGCTTCATGTTGTGACGTTTACACCAAGCTAGGAATTCAGGACTAAATTGTTTAGTTTCTGGATTCTGCAAGTTCAATGCAAATGAAAATTCTAGTATTTCAAAATTATAATGGTCGTTGAACTTTAAGTCAAGATCAAAATGTTCAAACTTGTCGTAGCTTTGTCTTCCAACATAAGTGTATCCAAAACTAAAATTAACAATACTTGGAGTAGTTGTCATGGTGTTTACAAAAGGATTATCAAACACCATCCACTTGCCTGCTGCATCATATGTTAGATTTGTACGATCGAATACAGACTCTAATCTATGAACAGTCATGTTAACTTCTTCATAGGGATACAAATAGCCCAACTTGGTCATTGCTTCTGCTAGTTTAACATGCACAATATCATCAGGATATGCATTGTGAAGTTGTTGTCCTAGTCGTGCAGTTGCTGCATGACTTGAAAATTGAAGCTTGTGTACCGGCACTGTGAACTGTTGAGACGCCACCCATTCTGCATGTTGCTGATTTAGAAAATCTTGATTTAGATAATCATTAACATCGGTTAGCTGTTTAAAATTTATGCCTGCTAGATCATATAATACTTCGTTGGTACGTGCCAATGCAGACTGTATTTCAGCTGTTCTTGTTAATACTATTTTGGACAAAGCATAGTTGTTGGAAAAACTATTCTGAGATTGGTGGTTAGCACGATCAACAAAAAACTCAAGCAGATCTTCATTTGCAACAGTTTCAAAAGGAATAGTGTCGCCGGAATTCTCAAAGACTAAAGAAAATTTCATTTAAACGTTGCAAAAAGCGCTGGTAATATCCAGCGCTTTTGGCTCATGTTACTTGGCTTGTCGTGCCCGAATCATTGCAAGAATGTCTTCGGCCTTTTGATTGCCAGCTGCTGGTTTAGTGACCAAGGAAGCTGCTGCTTCTGCTGCGTCATCTTCCCAGGCAGGGCTAGATGCAGCAGGTTTTGCCGCAGGCGTAGTGCGAGCAACAGGTGCTGCTGCTTCTGCGTCGTCGTTGTTGGCAGCAGCGCCACCAGGTGCGTTAACGCCAGCAGGCCGGAAATACTGACCCCAACGCTCAGTGTCGTATGGCTGACCATCTACACTGGCTTCGAACATTTCCTTGATTACCTTAAGCTCAACATCACCTGGCTTTTTGGGCAAGAATGTGCTCAAATCAAACAAGCTGTGTGCATCAATGGCTGCTTGCTCAGTTTCAGTCAAGGCCGATTCCTTGCGAGCCCACTTGCTGGTGTTGTAGTCTGCATAGCCACCCTTTTGAGTCTTGGTGATACGGAAATCCAGGCCACGCAAGGTGTCAGTTGGCAATTCTTCCAGTTCTGGATCCATCAGTGCGCCCTTGATCAGGGTAAACAACTGAGGGCCAATGATGAACTTGCGGATCGGATTGTCCGGAGTTTTGTCGTCGCCGATGGGATTTTCACGCACAAAACCCTGCATGATGTAGCTGCGTTTTTTCCAGTACTTGCGACCCATGTCTTCCAGACTCTTGTCCTTGAACCAGGTGCGTACTTCTGCCAAGATTGGGCAAGCATCGCCCCACATCTCAACACATGGTACCTGTACCATGACTTGTTTTGAATCCATCTCACCTTTGACGCCATTGAATGGCAGGCGAATCATGGCTCGCTCTGCCCAAAAGAATGTGTTTTTGTTGTTGCCGTCGGGCAGGAAGCGTAGTGTGGCCGATTGGCCTTCTTCCATGTTCCAGTGCGGATAAATTGACTTGTCGCCACCGCCTGTGTTGTTAGAACCTTTGTTCTCTGATGCCTGTAACCGGGCACGGATTTCTGCTAAGGATGCCATATTGTGTTGCCTTTCATGTGCGTTAATATGATTAAAAAATTTAAGACTTGCTTAAATGTTGCCTACAAGGTTATTTTAACACAGCCTGTCTGTGCTTCCTACCTTTACGGTAGAGAATTTTGCCTATCTAGTTGTTTACGGAAGGGCATGCCACTACATGCCTTTCTTTGTTTTATTTATGTTACTTGATCAAAGCTAGAGATTTTAGTCTTACCAAGGGATCCTGTTTGCCTTCGCCCACAACAGGAGCCATGCCGCCCGCCACAGTGCCCATTTCGTACATGCCGCATTCCATGAGTCCGTGTTCGGGGCAGTATTCGCCTTCTGTGGTCATGTTGCAACTGCCTTCAAGTATGCCCAGGCCTACTCCTATTGTGCCGGCACCTGCTACTTGATTAGTAAATCTTTCTGAATCCATGGGATCAATCTCTTCGTTGGCAGTTGGCGCAGCAAATCCGCTCATGACTTCGAATGTGGAGATTGGATCAGCTTCGGGCATGATCATGCCTGAGTTGCTTTCATTGACACCACGGTCTTGTGCAAAACGGTCTGCAACCCATTCATAGGGGTCACCATCACGGGCCTTTTTTGTACCATATGGCATGTCATCAAAGTAGTAATCATACAATGCATGGAACAAGTCATCACTCATTTCGCCTGATGTTTCAAAATCACGCACTTCTTTGCCAAAGCGATCACAAATGTGATCCAGTGTGCTACCAGTACTATCTGTTAGTACACCTTCAACTACAGGTAATCCAGCTGCCTTGCGCATGGCATTGATTTCTTCTGCCACAGGTTGTTGAGTTGCTGGCCCTGCAGGTACTGGTGCAGCGGCAGGATCAACTGGTGCTGCATCGCCCTCAGCACCAGCAGGTGCTTGTGTTTCTGTTTCAATGCCTAGTTCACGTATACGATCCATTACTTCAGTATCATTCCAGACATTGGCTCTGGGATCTCTGTCAGCTAGTTCGCTCAGTCGATCAAACAAGATATCATCGCCTATCAAGTCATAGAGTTGCTCTGTGGCATTGGTAGCATCAGGTCCCACAATGAGTTCTGTGGCCATGAGTTCTTTGAGTTTGTTCAATTGTTCTGGTGTTTCGGGCAAACTCCAGGTGCCTTCGGTTAGGCTGTTGATCCAGTTTTCAAAAATTTGTGCTTCTTTCATAGCGTTTCCTTGTTGTTGTATTCTGGCCAACAGCGGCAGTGCCGCCTCAATTCGTGTGTCCAGGGTCTGTTCGATGAACAGTGTTTTGATATCCTCCACCAGATCTTGTTGTTCGTCAATGGTGGCAGGATGCCAAGTTTCAAAATATGCACTATAGCCACGAGGGCTTGCCATGCGTTTCATGTTTTCACGCAGACTTTTGT